ATAACACAGAGATCTTGGGGTTACTATAAAGTAATTGAGGAATTTGGTCCAAATTTTAAAGTAAAAGAAATTGTAGTAAATCCGCATAGTAAATTAAGTATGCAGAGGCACAAATATCGTAGTGAATTTTGGATGGTTACAGAAGGCGTCGCAAAAATTTATACTATACATAATGGTAATGTTGTTTTGCGTGGCCATGCACACTGGCCAAAATTCGCAGGTGCCACAATCAGTGTTGATGAATGGCATCAACTAAGTAATGAGACAGATGAACTTTTAAAGATTTTAGAAATTCAATATGGTGAAAAATGTGAAGAAGAAGATATAGAAAGGATCTCTTTATGATAGTCCCATCAAGCCCAGCAGACCGTAAAGCTATACTAGATTGCATGAAAGAAATTAGTGCATCTATGGCAAGAGCAGAAGGGGAGCGAGAATTTATTCGTGAAGCAATTAATGAAATTTGTGATAAGCAAAATTTATCTAAAAAGACATTCCGTCGTATGGCTAAAACTTATCACAAGCAAAATTTTAGCTTAGAAGTTGAAGAACATGAAGAATTTGAATCTATGTATCAAGCAATTACCAACACATCAACAATGGATAAAACATATGCCTAAATTTACATTTATAGCAGAACATTCGACAGGCGAAAAAATAACAACCGAATTTGATAAAGAACATTTATCAGATATTTTAGATAATTTTGAAATGTTTCTACGAGGAGCGGGATTTCATTTTAATGGCAATCTAGAATTTGTAGATGAGTATGACGGACAGGGTTTTGATCAGTTTGATCCAAATCAGAAAGAATGGGCTAATCCATAATGTTTAATCAATATATTCTAGAAGCAAAATATCTAGATGCAATCAAACGGGTTAAGCGTAAGCATATCGTAGGAGTTTACGCTAATTTAGAAAAGGTTGAAGATGCAAAGCAACAGTTGCTAGATGAAACATCCAAGTATACTTTGCGATTTACTATAACCCCGCACTTTAACCCTTTTCTCGAAAAGGTTGCTTGACTTCTGTTACAAAAGGTGTTATAATTATGGCACAAAGGAGTTAAAATGAGTCAAATATTTACAATCGTAGATCAGCTAGCATCTGACAATTCTCGCCTTGCTAAGGAAGCAATTCTTATCAAGAATAAGAACAATGACTTACTAAAGCGTGTATTTCATCTAGCATTAGATCCATTTACTCAGTTCTATATTCGTAAAATCCCAAATTACGAAGTTAGTAATAAAAAGTCACTTGTCGAAGCATTGGATCAACTAGAATTACTTTCTAGTCGTGCTTTAACAGGTAACGCAGCAATAGACCATTTACAAACTACATTGGGATCACTTAGTAATGAAGATGCAAAAATCATTGAGCGTATTATTGCAAAAGACATGCGTTGCGGAGTCTCCGAAGCCACCGTTAATAAAATTTGGCCAGGAACTATCCCGTCATACCCAGTTATGTTGGCTTCTGGATACGACCAAAAACTTGTCGACAAAATCAAGTTCCCCGCTTACGTCCAACTTAAACTCGACGGAATGCGATTCAACGCAATCGCAAAACTAGGCAAATCAGGAACTACTGTAGAGTTTAGATCTCGCAACGGTAAAGAATTAACTATTCCAAATAAATCATTTAGTGTCCCGTTTGCTACGATGGCAGAATTCTGGGGATGCGATATGATATTTGACGGCGAGTTGCTAATAGCAGACTTTAATGGTAAACCCGTCAATAGACAAACAGGCAATGGTATTTTGTCTAAAGCAATTAAAGGTACAATGTCTGAGACTGAAGCATTGAATATTCGAGCAACTCTTTGGGATGCTGTTACATTTGAAACTTTCTCAAAAGGTATAGACACAGAACCCTATAATATTCGATTGGCAAAATTAAGTAATGCTATTTCGGATTGTAAGGGCAAAAAGAGTCAGCTAAGACATTATATTGATTTAGTCTGGAATAAAGAAGTCAATGACCTAGCAAATGCTCAGAAAATATTTGAACTATTCCTATCCCAAGGTCAGGAAGGTACGATTCTGAAATCCAAAGATGGAATTTGGGAGGACAAGCGTTCTAAGACACAGATCAAGTTTAAAGGTGAATTAGAATGTGAACTTAAAGTTGTAGACTGGGAAGAAGGTACAGGCAAAAATCTAGGTCGCTTAGGTGCTCTTGTTTGCGAATCTAGTGACGGTGTGATACGAGTAAATGTTGGCTCAGGTTATTCGGATGAACAGCGTATCGAATATACCAAAAAAGTAATAGGAAAAATTGTCACAGTCAAATATAATGCTCGTATTAAGGATAAATCTGGAGTTGAGAGTTTATTCTTACCCGTTTTTATTGAGTTACGAGAAGATAAAGATAATGCGGAATCTAGTAAATCTATTAAGTAATAATAAATAATCAGGAGTAGGAGCTCTTGATGAATGCTAAAATATATCGGTTTCCTGAGAGTAGAGCAATATTCAAAGGATATAAAATTCCTCTTTACAATGAGGATGAGATATATTTGACAGTTATATCATTAAATATTTTCGGCAATCTCCCAGAAAAAGTTACTGAAAAAACACTAATAGACTATGATCCATTGACCGTTATAAAAGCGCTTGTCGAAGCAAAATCGTCAGGCGTTCTTTCTGGTAAAGCTAAGACCACAATACAAGGTATATTAAAATCCATTGAAACATTATAATTAGGAATGCTATTTTGACAACCGTATATTGGTCTCCTGTAACTGAACCAAGCCAAAACGCAGGCTTTATCGAAACCCCAGAATTACAAATAATATTTTCTGAACCTGAAAGTCTTTCTAAACATCTGCAGAAAACACGATCTGGATCTGCTCATATGGCGTGTCCCGCATTTTTAGATTATATCAAAAATATGTTTATTATCCGAGCTCCTTTGGATATGAGAATTCAATTAAATAGATCCAAAGGAACAATAGAAGTTTTTGATATATCTGAATCTATACAAAAGTTTATCATGAATAGGATGAATCAAACAGGAAAAAATAGTCCGTGTGTTTTATCCTTGCCCCCAGCATATGTTTTTTATTCCAATAAAGATGTTGATATTGAAACCACACATGCTTTTATGGAATCAAATGAAAGTATTTCTAATATCATGCTAATTCCAGGAACATACAATATTTCTAAATGGATTAGATTAGTAGATTTTTCGGTTGAAGTAAAAAATGATATGGAAATTATTAATATAAAAAGAGGCGATGTTTTAATGTATGTTAAATTTAAAACATTTGATGATTCAAAAGTAGAGTTGGAAAGAGTACCAATGACATCTGAACTGCAAACCGCTATTAATAATTGTGTATCAGTAAAATTTCAAATGTCAAAAATGCCACTAAAAACTTTATATAAAATGGCAGAGTCCTTTATGTCGACGTTGTCGTTTAAGAAAACTAAAAAATGTCCTTTTGGATTTAAGAAATGAATATATTTTATTTACATAATGACCCCGAGGAATGCGCTAAACTTCATACCGACAAACACGTCGTTAAAATGATTTTAGAATATGCGCAACTACTTTCTACTGCTCATCGTATTCTTGACGGACACGAAGTTATAGAGCAAACTGCTAACGGTAGAAGAATAAAACGTTGGAAATTAGAGACGGATTTAGACAAGGTTCTATACAAATCTACACACTCTAATCACCCCTCTGCAGTATGGGTAAGACAAAATCAACAAAATTATATTTGGTTATCTCAACTACTGCATGCTGTATGTAAAGAGTATACTTATAGATATGGCAAAATACATAAGGTTGAGCGTGAAGGATTATTAGAAACATTATATGAATGGCCAATAAATATTCCGCAAGGAGAATTTACAGAACCTACTCCAGCAATGCCTAAGCATTTTATTGAGAAAAGCTCGATAAAATCTTATATAAATTATTATGTAGGTGCAAAACAGCATCTTGCGAATTGGAAGAAACGATCTATACCATCTTGGTATGTAATTAATTGAAAAGGAAAATTATGTCACAATCACATCGAGTACCCGTTGAAACAGGTTTTACGGACGGTCGCGGTACTATCCTCCCCCTAACACACGGCGACGCTAATGTCCAAATGATTTGGTCTAAAGCAGGCGCCCTTCGTGCTAATCACTATCACAAGACAGACACACATACTTGTTACCTAGTAACAGGCGAGATGATGTTCTATTGGCGGGATCATGGCGATACAACGATCCATCGCGAACATTTCAAGCAAGGTGATATGTTCAAAACAGGTCCTATGATTGACCATGAGATGGTATTTGAAACTGATTCTATTATGGTTGTTATTTCAGAACACAAACGCGATGCTGATACATATGATGAAGACATTGTAAAGATCGCTCCATTACACGAACAATATGTTGCGGTATAATTCTTGTCGTTGCTGTGATAGCAACGATCTTAAACCTTGGTTGGCATTACCTAACTCTCCTGTTGCTAATGCCTTATTTAAAGAACCAAACTTTGAACGTCATCCTTTAGAGTTGAACCATTGTCAGAATTGTGGGCATTTACAATTATCATCTGCCCCAGATCCTGATGGAGTATTTGCTGACTACAAATACAGATCAGGAGTTTCAGCATCATTTAGAAAACATTTTAAAGAATATGCCGAAACCATTACTAAAGAATATGGTACAGGTAAAGTTCTTGAAATAGGTAGTAACGATGGATATCTATTACAACAATTTAAGGAATTGGGTTGTTCCGTTATCGGAGTTGAACCATCTTTAAATTTATCACAAGATCATATAGATAAAGGCGTTACTGTAGTTGCAAACTTCTTTACAACTAAATTAGTTGATACTATGGGTTGGAAAGATTCTTTTGATTACATTATAGGCAATAATGTATTAGCACATATACCAGATACACTAGATGTAGTGATGGCAATTGCTGATGCTTTACGTCCGGGTGGCTGTTTAATCGCAGAGTGTGGCAATCAATCAGGAATCATATCAGGTGAATGTATTGATAATGTATACCATGAGCATATAGATTACTATTCTCCTTTCTCATTTAGTGTATTACTACAAAGAGCAGGATTATATGTTGAGAAATATTATACAGTAAACACACATGGTATTAGCTTTAGACTAATCGCAAGAAAACAAAAGGAAAGAATTAATCCTGGGCGTAACTATGTTGATTGGAAAGGCACCGCTAAAAATGTTGAGCAAAAAATCTCAGATAGAAGTGATAGACTTAAAGCAGCAATCGGCGATCGAAACTTTATTGCGTATGGTGCTGCAGCTAAAGCAGTAACAGCTTTATATTCATTACACATGGTTAATAAGCAATTAATGGGCGTGGTCGATGATAATGATCTTAAACAGGGTTATTATTTCCCGGGCACCGACATTATGATTACTAAACCCGAAGACATGGATAAAGATGCAGTAGTTCTAGTTTCAGCATGGAATGTTTTTGATGACATCAAAGCAAAATTAGAAAGCAGAGGACATCGAGGAGAAATAATCTGCATGCAATAATTTATGGCACAGGCAAGTGGGCTAAATTAATTGGAAGTAAAATACAAAAGCTGGGATTAGAACCTGTTTATGTAGGATCAGATACTTCTATTGCATATTCCCGGGAAGAGATATTAAACTATACCTCTTATCGAAGATTACCTATCTTTATTGCATCTGCAACTAAAAACCACTATCACGATTTTATACATTGTCTACTGATGGATCCTAAAGTAATCTTTGTAGAAAAAGGGTTCTCTTCTAGAGAAGAAAGAGAAGATGCGAAGAAGTGGTTAGGCGATCTTCCGGGTTATATAATGTGCCAGCACAGATATAATTCTTTACTTGAACCTATCACAAAAACTTTTGATGTCGACAATGTTATTAAATGTAATTACAATTGGATAATTGAAAAGGGTGAGATTTCTGAATTTTTATATCACATCGCCTCTATAGATTCCTATTTGAGAAAAACGGATACTCAGATATATCATAATCAATCGGGTAAATATAAAATAGATGAAAATTCTAAATTAAATATAATACGAGGACAGAATAGATTGCTAAACATAAAATTGGAAACAAAATTATACAAGGCAGAATTAAATATAGGTAAAGATAATCATCTTTCCTTGAGAAATAAAGAAACAAAGGCAATATATACTATGAGTTCCTTTAGAGAAGACTTTTTAGGAAAAATGATACTTGACACTTTGACAAATACGAAAAATAAACTTGAGAGGTTATAATGAATATTTTAATATTGGGATCCGACGGATTCATTGGATATCACTTACAAGAATCAATTCTTAAAGATGATAGATTTAAAGATGCAACAATAACAGGTGTTGATCTATATAATAATAGAACACATATGTTGCCCGAAGATGAAAGAAAAACATTTCATCAGTTAAATGTTCTTACAGACAAAGAACAAATTGATACATTGATTTCAGCATGCGATGTATTACTTCCCTTTGTTGCTATTGCAACTCCTAAGTTATATGTTGAGCAACCTATGCGCGTATTCGAATTAGACTTCGAGGAAAATCTTCGCGTAATTAAACTAGCACAAAAATTAGGCAAAAGAGTCATCTTCCCATCTACATCTGAAGTATATGGTAAAGGTGAAGCGCCTTTCGACGAAGAAACTACTGACTTAGTATATGGTCCTATTAAATATTCGCGTTGGATTTATGCATGTTCTAAACAATTACTAGATCGTGTTATTTTTGCCATGGATCAAAAAGAAGGAATGAGATTTACTTTGTTTCGCCCATTCAATTGGTTAGGTCCCTATCTTGATTCTTTAGATTCTACATCTGAAGGATCATCTCGTCTAATTACGCAATTAATAGGCGATGCGACACAACGGGGCGAATTAACATTGGTCGACGGTGGTCATCAGAAACGATGCTTTACAGATGTTCGTGACGGTGTAGCTGCACTAAAAGAAATTCTTTTGAATGAAGAAAAAACTCAGGGCAAAATTTATAACGTGGGTAATCCATGGAATAATCTATCCGTACGAGAGGTTGCCGTATTACTTGTGGACAAGTTAAAAGATCGCGGTATGGTAAATGATGTAGAAATTAAAGTTAAATCCAGCGGAGACTTCTACGGGGCAGGATATCAAGACGTGTCTAACAGGGTTCCTAGTATCAATGCTATAGGAAACGACTTAAATTGGACGCCGAAATTTACTTTTACCCAATCATTAGAAAACATTTTGGATGTAGTGCAAGCTAACAGTCAAAAGTAATATATAATTGTATCAGGAGTAATTAATGCCTTTCTACGATTTTAAGTGTTCTGAGTGTGATGAAATATTTTCGGTAATGTGTCGCATTTCAGACAGAGAGTCGCAAGCATGCTCTTCTTGCAATTCTATAAAATATGAATCCCATCATACTTCTATGCCAGCATTTGGCGACCCCGTTCGCCTAGGTGTTAGAACTATAGATGATGGATTTCGAGAAGTTTTATCGAGAGTAGGTTCTGCCAATGGTCGGCAGGCTGACCTTTCAGATAAATTGAGCAGACGCTAATATACACGATGTTAAATTCCCCTTTATTTAACCGGGAGGACAATTCTTAGAGGTTGTCCTCATTTCGTACTATCCACGAAGGACTCACTCATGGCAAAAACTAAAACAAATGTTCAGACCCAATCTAGTCAAACACCTCAGCTTACGTTAACAAATAATAAGTTGAAATTGTGTCTAGATGATATGAAGACTATCAAGCCATTAACAGATAATCAGAAAGGATTCTTTGAAGTATACCATAAAGCTAAAATCATGTTATTACACGGTGTTGCTGGAACAGGCAAAACTTATATAGCATTATATCATGCATTAGAAGAAGTATTAAATAAACAAAATCAATTTCAAAGGGTAGTTATAGTTAGATCAGCAGTTCCAAGTAGGGACATAGGACATTTACCAGGAGATGAAAAGGAAAAGACAGAAGTATATACTGAACCATATATCGAGATATGCAAAGATTTGTTCGATAGACCAGATGCCTTTAATAGGCTTAGCGAACAAAAAGTAGTTCAATTTTTAGTTACTTCTTTCGTAAGGGGAATAACACTTAGTAATTCTATAATTATAGTTGATGAATGTCAGAATATGACAGACATGGAAATAAACTCTATAATGACGCGGGTAGGATTAAGATCCAAAATAATCTTCTGCGGAGATTTTAGACAAACTGACTTATATAAGAAAACCGATATGTCTGGGCTTAAAAAGTTCATGGCAATAGCGGATATGATGCCTAGTTTCAAAACTTTTGAGTTTGGGGTAGAGGATATCGTAAGATCAGCCATAGTTAAGGAATATATATTAGCAAGGCTTAAATACGAAACTATGTATGAAACAAACTAGGAGGAAATATGAGTTTTGAGTTCGATTTCACAGAAGAAAAATTACAGAAATGCTTACCAAGAAATAAGCATATACATGACCTATTCGAATCTCTCGAAAAGGTTTTACCGAAATATGAAATAACCACAATCGATAGAGTTGCTGCATTTCTGGCTCAATGTGGCCATGAGTCTGCGGACTTTACCGTACTTGAGGAAAATTTAAATTACGGTGCAAAAGGCCTCCTGGGCCTTTTTAAGAAATACTTCCCATCAGAGGATTTGGCAAAACAATACGAGCGCAAACCTGAAAAGATTGCTAATAGAATTTATGCTAATAGAATGGGTAATGGCGACGAAGCCTCGGGCGAAGGTTATGCTCATAGGGGTAGAGGCGCAATTCAATTAACAGGCAAATTAAACTATCAGGCATTTGCTAATTCAATCGGACTATCTTTAGAATACGCTATTACATATTGCGGAACAATGGATGGTGCTATTGAGTCTGCTTGTTGGTTTTGGACAAAGAACAAATTAAATGCAATCGCAGATAAAAAGGATGTTCTTGCAATGACAAAGAAGATAAACGGTGGTACAATAGGACTCGAAGATCGTAAGAAACATAACGAGCATAATGTAGAAGTTTTATCTGCTTAAGGAAATATATGACAATGAACATGTCTTTAGACGTAAAGGTTTTTCAAACAGCATGTGACCAAAACCCTAGCAAAGATAATGTTGCCTTATATCGTAAATTAATAAATGAAGAATTTAATGAATTTCTAGAAGCGTACCAAAACAAAGATGAGGTAGAACAGCTTGATGCTTGTATGGACCTCATCTGGGTTACATTTGGTTATTGCCATATGAAAGGCTACGATGTGCAAGGTGCATGGAACGAAGTATTAAGATCAAATATGAAAAAATTAGATCCTAAAACACAAAAAGCAATCCGCCGTGAAGATGGCAAAATTTTAAAACCGGAAGGTTGGACTCCTCCAAACCTAAAACCCTATGTTATTTAATCATGTAGATATTGAGTTTCCTAAACTCAATCGCGTAACTGCTGAAGATGGTTCAAGAGTATATGAAACACCAACAGGTGAAAAATATCCTTCAGTTACAACTGTAGTTAGTCTTGTTAAAAAAGATATTATTAATGAGTGGCGCAAACGAGTAGGCGAAGACGAAGCTAATCGAATTTCTAGTACTGCTGCAAGACGTGGCACTAGGATTCACTCATTGTGTGAGCAATACATATCAAATGAACAAGTACACCCGGAAATGTTTGATATTGAAATGTGGAATAAGTTCAGACCTTTACTACATAATATTAATAATGTATATGCAATAGAACAGGCGTTATATTCTAACTATTTAGCAGTTGCCGGTACTGTAGATTGTGTTGCAGAATATAATGGAAAAATGTCAGTTATAGATTTTAAAACTTCTAAGAGAATTAAGTCTAGAGATGATATACAAGATTACTTTATGCAATGTGCAGCATATGCAGTAGCATTTGAGGAAATGACAGATATCCCAATACCGCAAATTGTAATTCTTATGGCTGTGGATGATGAAGAACCATTAGTATTCGTGGAAAAACGTAATACCTGGATAGATAAGTTTATAAATCTCAGAGAAGAGTATCGAAAAGTCAAATCGATATAAATAATATATCTAGAGAGGATATAACATTCTATGGCAACACCTTCATACCCCAATCAAATTGACGTATTAGATGTTTTAATTGAACTTAGTCCAACGCCGGGTATACCTACCCCATCTACCTATAATACCTCGTTGGATAGTTTGTCTATGGCAGCCGGAGGATCTACGGCTTACCCTGGAGGCATCCAAGCTACAATACCAAAAAACACCCCATCTGTTCATAATCAAATAAGTTTCGATAATTTTCATGGTTTTGTTAAGGTAAAACCTGGTAATAGTGGTATTATCACATCTGGAAGTAGTTATACATTACCTGCTGCTGCTGGAACAAAAGTAAGTGCGATTGTCATTGCAGGTGGAGGAGGTGGCGGGGGTGGTTCTGCTCGTAACGGAGATTGGCAAGGGTACTGGCAAGGAGGAGGTGGTGGTGGCTCGGCAGGTGCAGTATTAGCATTAAATGAACCCGTAACTCTAGGTGCAACTCTTCCCTTTAGTATAGGTTCGGGTGGTGGTGCCGGCGGGTTTACCATGGGGCAATATTCTCCCGCAGGTTCACCGGGTGGTAACGGTGGAAGAACTAGTCTATATTTCAACGGTAATGGTAGATCGGCGACCGAGGGCGGAGCAGGGGGAGTTTCAGGGGACGGTAATCATCAACCGGGATCATACCCACCACTTGCGTATAGTCAAGGTGGGTATGCAGGTGCAGGTTATCCTGCACCAATGGGAACATCTGGTGTGGCCGGCGGAACCGCGCCGTATGGCCCGACAGTAGGTGGAGCCGGAGGAAGAGGATATACTATCAATACCTCTGTAGGTACACCTCCAGGTAGTATTCTTGGCCTTGGCGCGGCAGGCTCAAGTTATGCTCAATATTCTAGTGTTTATCCGGTGGCAGGTACCGGATATGGAGCAGGTGGTTCTGGCGGTGGCACAGTGCAATCTGATCAAGGCCCTAGTCAAAATATGAACGCCTCTGCAGGGACATCTGGTGCAATATTCATTTGGTGGGGATATTAATTTGAACAACTATTGTCTTGATTTTTGTTAGTAGTTCATATATAATATTGTAATGGAGAATAATAATGACAACAGTATATTGGACCCCTTATACAAGCGACTTTCCCGAATTAAAAATTTTATTTGCGGAACCTGAAAGTTTATACAAACATCTACAAAAAACTAGAAAAAATACGCCACATATAGTATGTCCTGCATTTTTAGATTTTGTTAAAAATACATACGTATTAAAATCGCCATTTGATTATACACTTAGAATAGATAAAATAAACGGAACAATACAGGTAGATGGATTAACTCCTGAGATAGCAAAAAAGTTTATTTTAAATAGAGGCGGCATGGATGGTGTTCCTAGAAATATACCATATACTATTTCTATTCCGCCTGTATATTTGTTTTATTCTAAAGAAGATGTATTTGTAGAATATACTCATCCATATATGGAAACAAATAGTAGTATATCAAATCTAATGGCTGTTCCTGGAACATTTAACATATCCAAATGGATACGGGGCGGGGACTGTACATATGAGGTTAAGAATGATAGAGAAATTATCCGAATAAAAAAAGATGATCCTTTATTATATGTCAAATTTAGAAAAGCAGATGATTCTAAAATTGAATTGGAAAGAGTAAAGATGACAGATGAATTACTAGAGGCAGTACAATCTTGTACCCTAGTAAAAAATCATGTGAAAAATTTACCATTAAAAACATTATATTCTATGGCTGAATCATTTATAAAAACTTTGTCATTTAGACAAAATAAAAAATGCCCATTTGGGTTTGGTAGAAAGTAGGAGTTAGATTATGGCATTAGGTAGAAATACAAAAGGTCACGCTGTTAGTAAGCGTACGTGTCAAGGTGGTAGCAGACCTAAGACAAGTACAATGAATAAAACTAGAAAAACTAGTTTTAAAAAGTACAGAGGACAAGGCAAATAATTTATTGCTGTATGAAGCAAAGAGAAAAGTGTTCTGGACGGGGGTGCGAATCCCCCCAGGTCC